CATGAACTACCCACATGATCTTGTGCACTACCGTATCGGTAGGCGGCTCAAGATCATATTCGTAGATACCAGCAATTGTGGTAACAGGGTCTAATTCGGCTTGCAGCACAGCTGCTTTTTCGCAAAACTCAATAACCGCTGCGCGGATGTTGTTCTCGATAAGTGTATCGGGACAGCCCGGCACCATCGGGATGATCTCTGGCAGGAGCGACTCATAGAGCGCCATGAGTTATTACCCCGCTACAGCTGGGACAGACGTTACTTGTCGGCTAGCGTCGAAGTTAGGCGAAGTAATAGCGTCGAGCTGCGCCTTACCGGTGATAGAAGACATAAATAACTGGAAGTGCGAAGAAGCTCGCTGCTGGTTACCAGCATACTCAGCATCCTTCATGTACGCCATGTAAAGAACATAGTTCATCACGGCATTTGCAAAGATATCTGGGATATCTAAGTTCCCGTTCTGGGCAACAGTCGTCGGGTTGGCCGAGTAAATGATCTCTACGTAAGAGGCGGCAGGCGACGCAACACCTGGATACACGTAAAAGTTACGCGGGTTGGCCTCGTCGTAGATGTAATGTTTGATGACTGCAGCATGTGCAGCATCACCGGCTACAAGTGGGTCGTGCCAGTCTGGGGTCTGAGCATCGAGCACTTCGCGCGAAACAATACGAACCGCTCGTTTGCCTACGCCGTTTAGAGCGGCAGACATGTTTCGAACGACGCGAAGCAACCGGTTACCATCGCTAGGGATCTCCTGCTTGGTACCGGCTACGAGAGTAATAGTGGTGTTCTTAGCCGAAGCGTCCGGCTTTAAAAGGGCGATTTCACGCTGGGCATCATTGACCCAGAGTACGAGCTCATCTACCACCGGCCAACGAACACCAGTGGTGTCCTGCAGGGTTTTTTGAACTCGGTCAATAACGCTTTGTACGGTGACAGCCATGGTCTACCTCACGAATGAAGGAACGCCTCCCAAGCCGCTTCTCGATCTTCGGTGCTGACTGTTCGCCCGACAACGCGGTTCAATGCGGCTGCCTTTGGCGCTCCGTCAGACTTGAAATCATCTGGGTCGCCGCTCTCAACGAGCTTTTCGATCCCAGTAATAACATCATCCAGCGTATGGACTTCCTCGAACTCTTCTACGGAAGGGACATTATCTATCGTTATGCCTGAGGGTTCTGCTGCTGGTTCGGGTTTTTTATCAGTTGTTACCTGTTTCGCTCCCTGCTGAAGAGCTAGTAATCCGATTTCATCAGATACCTCTCGCTCAACACCCGGAAGAAACAAAACGCAAGCACCGCTGAGAGTAGCTACCCGAATTTCTCGGTCTGAAATGACCTTCACAGAACCTCCTGGTACAAAGAGCGGGGAGCCCCCTCCGAAAAGAGGGCCCCCCTCACAGCTTAGACGGCCGTGTCGAGCGCGATCACGCCAAAGTCTTGGACGTTGGCAGTGACATCGCTGTTGTACTTCGGCTTGCGGAGACCGAAGATCTTACCGATCGAGATACCAGACTGGTTCTGGTAATCGAAGGTGTCTTCGACGATTTCCGGCAGACCGATGTCGGCCATAGCGAGAGCCTGAGCACCGCAGAAGAGAGCGCGAGCACCGACGACGTTGGCGTTAGCACCCCACTTGTAGCCAGCGGCACCGGCATTCGCCGAGGTACCAGTCGTCGCGCCAGCAGTGTTAAACACATGGCGGAACTCGTGGACCATCACACCGTCGACCATCAGCGAGCTCGAACCAGCGAACAACTGGTTGCTCGGACCACGGATACCAGCGTTACGCACGTTGGCAAGGAAGTCCGAATCGAGCTTAAGGGCCGCCATCTGCTGCGGCGTCACGAAGAGGTGGAACACCTCGTCGTTACCAGCACCGCGAACGCCACGGATGTACTGGTCCTTAGCGTAGGCCTTCAACTCGACCACATGGCGATACTTCAGCACGTCGGCCGTAGTAATCGCAGTCGTGTCACCGGCAATGATGTCGTCACCCGAAACGCGACGATGGCGAGCGGCAGTCGGAGCCGACACGTCCGAAGCGAACTCAAGGCCCGACAGGTTCTGACCAGAGGCCAGCACCGGACGGAGACCACCGTTCGTCTTGTGCGTGTAAGCAACACCGGCGAGCGTCAAGAACGCGAGCTGGTCCATACGATCGGCCATCGCGTAGGCGAGGGCGTCACGGGACGTCTCACGGAAGTTCACCACCGACTTCTGGTCAGCGAGGCGGCCAGCGATACGGTTCGCAAAGCGCAGCTGATCGAGCTCAATGGTGATGTCATAAGCGCGGAGCGCCTCTTCGTTACCCTCGAGCGAGCTGTCGCCCGTCACGCCGTCACCGGTCATGTCGGCCAACAACGTGATCACAGCCTTCGTGCCCTTGTCGGACTTCGTCAGCTCGGTGACCCGCTGGATCATCGCGTTAGAACCCGAACCAGCGAACTGGTTCACAAACGACATATTGCGAGCGACGCGCCAGAAATCACGGCTCCACGCCGTGAGTTGATCACTAGTCAGCGCCGCAAAGTTAGTAAGAGCCATTTGGCTTCTCCTTGATATTGCGTTTAAAAATCCAGTAATGCACCTGCATTACCAGCCTCTACAGCCGACTTTATGGAGCGGCTAACCCGTTTCCCCGTATCGTGGGGTCACGACTTAGCGCGTATTTACGAGGCGCGACCTCGGCACGTTTAACGCCATTGCAGGCGAAATCTCAAACGTTTTTAGCGTGTGCGACACGGCCGGATATCGTTCCGGCGGACGAATTCAGTTGTAGATTAGCAACACGAATAAAAGTTCGCAACTACTATCTGTATTTCGCTGTCTTTTTTGCAATCCGCTTGGGCTGCTTAGAAAACTGCTTCCCGCTAGCCGTAGCTTTACGCTTATTGCGTGTAGTAGCAGCGTACTCCTGCGGGCTTAACGCATTACGCGCGGCTCGGGGGAGATAACGCTCCCCCGTAGCCTTGCTACCCTGGATGCTGTTCTTACCAGACCGGGTGCCCCAGTCTTCCTTGGTCCACTTTTTAAGAGACCGCTGGGACTTAGCTAACCCCATGAGTTAGTCCTTCCCCATCTTACGAAGCGTCATAGCAAGGCGGGCACGCTGTCCCATCTTGCCGGACTTCTTAGCAGCTTTACGAAGTTGCTTGGCGGGGATCTTTTCCCCCTTCTTAACACCGAGTGACTTTCGCAACGCACCGGGCTTTTTGATAGCCCCGCTAATCCAGTTCTTAGCCATTACTTGTAGCCTCCGCCTGCTTTCTTGTATTGAACGGCCAGCATCTGCGCCTTCCTGGCGCTCCACTGTCCTGGTTTACCACCTTTACCGCCAGCCTTGATGCTCTCAAACAGTCGTTTGCGCATCGTCGGCTTGGTGTAATTACCGGCGGAGTTAACGCTACTTTTCTTAGTAGCCATATCCTTTGGTCTTCTTAGCAGGGGCCTTCTTCTTAGCAGCTCCCTTCTTCATTGGGCCTTTGTGTTTAGCACCTTTCATCATGGTGCCGTCCGGCATTCGATGCATATTCTTCATACGAGACTCCTTTACCATTTGACCTTGTCAGCCCAATAAGCAGCCGACATCTTGCCCTTAGAGATATTTGACGCATGACGAGCTTTGAACGACTCGCGGCGCTTACGGTAAGCGGCTGACTCCCCCTGCTTCTTAGGGGAACCGCTAACGCCCTGCTGACCGAAGCGAATAGTCTTCACTTGGTCTCCAGACTTCGCCACAACTACGTGACTTTTGGTCGGATGACTAGGAGTACGCTTCGGTTTGTTGTAGCCAGATACACCAGCTCTGGCGAGCCTTGAATCACGGTTAGCCACTAGACAACGTCTCCACGTAAGCGCTTCAAAGTAGCCGCTGGGAGGGCGTTAAACTCGTCTTCGCTCAAAGCCATGACATCAAACGCCTTTTCGCCGCGTGCAGCAGAACTTTCGCCCGGCATATCAGGAGGCTGAGCCTCAGCAGCCTTCATCTTACGGGCCACTTCAGCACGCTTTTTAGCTACTTCGTCAACGCTTGACTTAGCAGCAGTCGGCGTAGAGCCAAGAGACGGCTCGACCGGTGCGCCGGGGTCCAACCCATACTCACGAATGACGAATTTAGCCGCTTTTGACAGCGCTGCTACCGGGTTGTCACCCTTCACGATAAACGCGTCGCGAAGATCAATGACTTCCTGGGTGTACTTCTCGTTGAAGTCGGAGCTAGCGCGGTCAAAAACCGGGAAATTTGTCTCCAATTCGGCCGCTGCCTGCTGCAAAGCCGACATCTGCTGGCTCTGAGTGACCTTCTGCTCCATTTTCTGGGTCAGTTCGTACTCAAGCTGGGCACGTTCCGCCTGACGGATCTCCTGACGGAGGGCTGCAGCCTTATCATGCTGCCCGTCCAGCACCAAATTCTGGTACTCGACCTCTTTTGCAGCGAACTCGTAAGTACTTGGGGCGTTTTCGGCTACATTTTTTGCAGCCATGAGGTCATCAAGCTGCTTTTGAAGCGCCTTTTGCTTAGCCAACACCTCATCGAGGCGTGACTTCGGCACCATCGGCTTCTTTTGCTCCGGTTCGGGGGCAATTTTTGCCTCCGGTTCGGCAGCAACTTCTACCTCGGGTTCAGGAATGCTAGGCGCTTCGACGGGTGCTTCCGCTTTCGGCTCAACTTTAGGGGCCTCAGCAACCGGTTCCTCAGCAACTTCTGGCTCTTCTACCGGCGCAGCGGCCTTAGGCTCTTCGCCAAGGCCAAAGTTCAGATCAATCGAGGGGCTTTGAGCGTCCTCAATCGGGTCTGAACCAGGCATACGGTCGAGAGTAACTTCCTTCTTATCCTCGGACATGATCAATCTCCTATTGCGGGGTAATCGGCCGCATCAATGGGGCGGGTCGCGATGCGGCTTGGGTCTGCGTCTTTGCAGCAGTCTGCATTACGGTGGCAGCGATGCGGGTCGCGGCGGCAGTTTCTTGCTGCGAACGACGAGTCTGGTTGGTCAGGTTGGCCAACTCACGCCGCAGCTGCAACTCCTGCTCCTTCATAGCGATCTGCGCCTGCAGATCGGCCATCTTGAGTTGCGGTTGGACATCCGCCACATCCTGGACCTTGGCGATGTTGATCGCTGCCTCGGACTGCAGCTTCTGAACTTCCGCCTGCATCTTCGCCAGCGTGAGCTGAACCTGCTGCATGGCAATCTCGTTCTGGGCTGCTGCGGCTTCCTGCTGTTCCGGTGTCTGCTCGACGCCCGTCATCATGCGAATGCGCTTGGCAAGCTCACCCTTACGGGCAAGGTGACTGTACTCAATGATGGCGTCATCCGGGATAGCAACACCGACCTGGCGCAGGTTGAGAGCTTCAGCGAACTGCATCTCGTCGAACGAATCGCGGGCCGGAGCGGTACCAATAACGACGTCGTACTCACCAAGAGTGAGGTCATTGATCACGCGGCCTTCCGGAGTCATCTCATTCAACACGAGCGGCTCGCGGGGCTTGAGCGGATCGTCTTCGTTGGTAATCTGAATCACTCGCTGTTCAGTATAGAACTTCTGAACCAGGTTTAGCACCTTCTCTGCGAGATAGTGCCGGGTCTTACGCAGGTTATCCAGCGGTACCTGGATCATGATGACGCCGCGATTCTGCTTAGCCTGGATCGCGATACCCGAGACCTCAGCGCCGTCAGACCCGAGCATCGAGTCGTTCACGCCGCTAATGGTCTTAATGTTGATCGCCGCCTTCTGGCTAATACGATCAAGTCCAGTCGGGATCTGGTTCGGCTGAATTTTGACCGGCGGCTGCGAGCCACGGTTGTACTCCAGCACCAAGCCGGTCTCTGCACCGTGCTCTTCAAGATCATCGGCGGTCATACCGACAAGCGATCCGCTCTCGACCATCCAGCCGCTGTTGGCAGTGGTGTTTACGATGTGCAGCTCTTGGCTAGCAATTTTGTTGAGCTGCTCCTGCGGCGAGAGCAAGTTACGCACCATTCCAAATGGACGACCGCGACGGAAGTACGCGAAGTACGGCACGATGGTGAAGTCATCGTACGGTGACCAGTCGTCATGCAGCACGATCTTGTCGCAGGTGACGGTCCAACGCACACGTCGAACCACCTTAGAGATAATGCTCAAGCCGTACTGCTTGGCAAACTTCTTAGTCTTTTGGTCGTTCCAGTTCTCAGGCACTTCGCGCTGGTCGCCGGTATTCGGGTCAACGAAGAAATCCGCGCGGCCCATCTTACGATACTGACGCGAGATCACGCGCAGTGCGCGGACATTGCGATAATCTTCGTTTCCTGGGATAGCGGCACCCAAGTAATCCTGCGACGTATCCGTCTTACCATAGCGGGTCTCTTCGTATTCGATGGAGTCCCGACCAAAACTGTTGCCATTCTCGGCTACGAAGCGAAGCGCCTCAGCCTTGTCCTTACCGTAGAGTTCCTCGATCTCATCGAGCGTCATCCACTTGGTCTCGAACACCTCGTTCCAGGTCTTCGGGTCGTACTCCTTCGCATCCGGGTCAATCAGGATGTCAATAGGATCTTTGGCCGTGATGCGGATCTCACCTTCGACGTGATCACTGAAGTCCATACGAACGTCAAAGTAACCACGGCCATCCATGATGAGACCGTCGCTGAACACCGTCTGCTCAACCCAGTCGAGCTTGTTGTTGTCAGCGATCTGCATGTACAACTTAGTCAGCACGCTCGCTACGTCCTGATCACCGCCACGGCGCGGTTTGAACTGCACGTCGGCACGGCGTGTGGACTGTTCTCCGAGGACAGTGTTCACTGTCGGGAGTACGGTGTTAATGGTCAGTGCCGGGCGGCCTTCCGCCTCCAGCTTAGCCAGATCAGTCTCGTCCCACTGATCGCCGCGATAGAACGCGTCGCATTTCTTAGCCATCTCGACGTACTGCAGGTGCCCGTTGTCTCTGGCCCGGACGTACCGGTTCCACTGCTGCTGGGCAAGCTGCTGTTCTTCGATCGAAGGGGTTTTGATCTTAGCCATGGTTTACGCACTCATCGCGGATTTTTGGCGGGGTCCGCGAGTAAGAGATAGAAGTTTGTCCCGCCAAGACTGTGTATGGACTACTGGAGCTTGATATGTAGAGAACTCAGACATCATGAGACCAATCCACGCCAAGGCGTCTACCTGGTCGTCATGCATACCGTTCGGGAACCTAAGAAGTTCCGCAATCAACGGACCAGTGAACGATGCGTCGCGAGGGAAATACACTTTTCCCTGCTGCATGCGTCCTTGGATGGCTCGAGCACGCGCTTCTTTATCGCGCCGCCCAGTCTTAAGATCTTTGAAGTACGCCTCAAACAAGCCGCGCTCACGCACGCGCTTTTCTAGGAACGGGCCTAGCGCCATTTCGATGTGGCTCTTTTCGATGCCTACAATCGACGGCTTCCACTGGATGTACAGATCAAGTATTCGTTCGACGAGTTCGAAGCCGTCGAACCGACCGCGCACGCAGTCCATGACGAACATGTCGTCATACTCGTTGATGCCAACTACTATCCCGACGCTGTAGTCGTTACGATCGTTCTTACCGATCGCCAAGTCCCACGCGCAGTAATACCGCATGGAGTCCTGGTCAATCTCGTCGAAGTCGTAGTAGTTGATCATGCTGCGGGTGAAGTACTGGCCGTCGTCAGCAACAGGGTTTTGCTGAAAGAGCGCCGACCAGTCACGCGGGCCTACGGCTTTTTCGATGCGCCTGAGCGCTTGGACGTCGTACCTTTCGGGGTGGAGGGCTTCACCAGCCTTACGGAACTCTTCGTCTTCTTCGGCGATGGCGGGATATCTGACAACTTCCCACTCGTCTCCACCTTGAGAACCCGCTTTAAGAAGTCGACCAGCCAAGTCATCATCATGCCACCTCGTTAGAATGACCAACACGCCACCGCCGGGAGCAAGACGGGTGTACGCCGTTGACGTATACCAGTCCCAGTTAGCATCCCGATTGTTCTGGCTCTCGGCATCTTCCCGGTTCTTCACCGGGTCGTCGATAACGAGAACGTGAGCACCTTTTCCCGTAATACCGCCACCGACACCAGCGGCTACGTAGCCACCGCCATCTGTCGTTAGCCATGCTTCAGCGCTTTGACTATCCGGATCCAACCGCGTTTGAAAAATCGCTTTATAGGACGGTTCACGAAGCACCTGACGTACCTTACGGCTAAACCCCATCGCAAGCGAGCCCGAATACGAGCAGCTAATAAACTCATGCGAAGGGTTACGACCCAGATGCCAAGCCGGGAACGAAATAGAAGCAAGCGTCGACTTCCCGTGACGCGGCGGCATAAAGAGCATAAGCCGTGGAGACTTTTGGTCCACCACGTCGCGAGAAAATTGTTCAAGTCGTTTGCAGACATCTTTGTGTACCCAACCCGCGTTGTAGTCTGGATTGAACTTTTCCACGAACGGTAGAAGCCGCTTACGCGACAGTATTCGTTCAGCTAATTCTTTCCGCGCCTGTTCCTTTACATCGAACTCTTTCTTAGCTGCCTCTGACAGTGGTTCGTTGTCGGGTTTCACCTGCACTGGGTTAAGCAGTGCGTCCTCCGCGTCCGCAAGACAATAGACGCATACCCCTTTATGTTTACCTGAGTACAAGGTCTCCGGATGGAGCTTCTTGCACTTCAAGCACTCAATAGTTGGGATCTCGTCTGTCAAGGCGCGTCAGGCTCCAAGTAACCGACATCCTTACCAGCCAGCTTCAACAACTCTTCATCAGTCATCCGCTCTATCTGAGCGGGGTTCAAATTTATGTTGACCTGCATGGCGGTGTCTGGGGCCGTTAGCCCGTGCAGCTTCACCAACGAGTCAACCGTGTTCTTCATCTCGGTCGCATTCACTGCAGCGTTGTACGCGTCCAGGTACATCTGGTGCGCGTGCGTCCGCGTGAACTTCACCTCTTCCCGCATCTGCTCCCGAAAGAAGTTCAGAGCCTGAACCACTGCCGGGCGCTTAGCCGCGTCCAACGCCGTCTGATAACTTGCGTATCCAGCTGCACGGCCAGCAGCGGCAATCGTCATGCCGCGCGCCATGTATAGAACCAGCCGCTCCTGCTGCACAGTCAGAGCTCCAAGCGTCAGCCCCATGTATGGGGTCATGGCCTGGAACTCAGTGTGGGACATCAACTCATCAGTCTGAGCTATGTCAGTGGACAGGGGCGTTTGGGTCTCTGATTGAATCGGCGAGCTCTCCAACAACTTCTTCGTCCAGATAAACAAGAACAGGTGCCCGATCCCCTAGCTCGTGCAAGCGGATCTTGGTCAGATATTCGTGGATACTGGTCGAGTTGGGGTCAAGCGAGGCAGCGATTGCCTCAAACATCCACCCGTCATAGACCAAGACTTCGTGGCCACCCCGATACGCTGTACCGATAATGGCGTCTTCGAAGCCCTCTATCGCGAACACCTGGACTTTCGGCAGCATTTATATTAGCCCTGCTCCTGTCTAATCACAAGAGTACTGGTAAATAGTCTTCACCCACCAGTACAGCATATCTGTACTTAAGCTCTGTTTTAAGAGATTAACCCGTAGAGCAACCAGCTGCACGTTCCCAGGTATATACCCTTGCTGGCTGTCGATCCGATCGATGCTGGCGTTGAAGTCCTTAGCACCTGACCCATCATTGTGATGGGTAAGAACTACCCCTGATATCGCACAACGGCCACCTTGCCGTTGCCAGAGATCAATGAGGTACTCGGCCGTAACCTCGTAGTCCGTGAACCCACGGCTACGGCTCTTACTTTTGCTCGTAGATACGAGATTCGTTAAGTACGGTTCGTAGCCCGTGGACCGTGATTGACGGCGGACTGACTGGTTACAGGGGCGGCATATTGTCCTGAAGCCGCCTTTCATCATCTCGAAGCTCGCTATGGGCAGGTCCGTCTGGCAGCGAGCGCATGTCTTAGTGTCTGGCACTAGTACAACCACACCGGAAGACCGACTGCCGATCTCCTGCGCCGGATGAAGTTGCCGGAGTATACCCTTGATTCCGCAAAAAATTCCTATAGAAAAATTTTGCAGAAAAAATTTTTATAGAAGGGGGTATGCGTTTTTCTATCTATTTTGCTCACTCATAGTCTCCCCCCTCGCCTCCAGCACCAACCCCTTTCCCGGAATTTAGCCATTGGAACCTTGTTTTTAACCAGAATCGTGGAACCTTGTCGCCCAGTAACCCCCCCAGCGTCAACGCTCGACACTTCGTGTCTCGCGGTCAGTAGATCTTATGTATCTGTCAATTAACTAGGAGTAATTACTCATGGACAACCAAGCCAATACAACCAACAACATCAACGACAACGAACAACCGGACCAGATGTATCTCGCTGCTGAGAAAGCAAAAGAAGCATCCAAGTCTGTCATCACCTACGCTAAAGAGAAGCCTGACATGGCAGCTCTATTCGTCCTCGGCGTACTCAACCTCTTCAGCTAATCCAATCGGGAGGGACTTCCAACCTCCCATCTCTAACCACAAGGAACTATCCAATGACCCTCACCAGCGGCAAGACATCACTGGCCTTCAGCATCCTCGCAAACATCACCTTCCTCGGCTCGTTCTTCACTGAGCCCCCGGTTAGCCACTCACTCATCATCGCTACCGGCTTAGCCATTATCGGCACCCTCGTATCACTGCTCTCCAACGACTAACAACTAGCCACTGACCACGGTCAACGTACCGTGGTCAGTTGTTGTTTGCACGCAACACATGTCATGTGCCAGTGGACAACGGTCATGTGCTCATGGCCAGTTGCCCGTGGTTCGTGGTCCATGGTCCGCTCACACAGGCATGTGTGCAGTGTGTGCAGCGATTACGGTTTGTGTGCAGGCATGTGTGCAGGCAAGTTTGTTGCAAACAAACGCATGCAAGTGCCTGATTCACAAGCGTTTAATACCCTGCGTACACGAAATGTGTGCAGTGTGTGCAGGGTTTTGACTGTTTTTAAAACAGGGTGCAATTTGAAAAATACAACATGTTGTTTTTCTTGCGAACTGAAAAAATGCCTGCACACACTGAACACACATTGATTTATAAGGAAAAATGCCTGCACACACCCCCTCGTTTGCTGCACACATTGCCCTGTTTGCTGCACACATTTAGACCGTTACCTGCACACACTCTGTGGATAACTCAAACTAACGGTTAGAACTGACCACTAACCACTGTTCACTTATACAGGACAACGCTCATCGGTTCCCGATTCGCGGTCAGATGTTCTATTGATTCATTTATGTAACAACCAGAGGTATCAACCATGTCCGAGCCACAGCAAATCGATCTCTTCGACCCAATGGTCATCTACTGCGACGATGCCCCAGTCGCTAACCTTGACCAGTTCTTCATGTTAGTAACTAAGGATTTTGCTAACACGTTCCCCCACGGCACGCTTGCCGTCAGCCCACCTATCCCACTGCGTTCAGGCGCAGGCTGGTATGTCGGACGTGCCGGGTTTAACTTCGACGAAGTAACTAACCGCTGGTGGTACGAGCCGTACGACCGTATTTCGGACTACTACCAGACAGAATCTGAGGCTGCTGACGTAGCCTCTTGGCACCGTTGGGGAGCAGGACACCCATCCATATGAACGACGAACAATGCTACGTAGTAGCCGTTGAAGGGCTAAAACAAGCCCTAAGCTCTCTCCAGTCTGTCCCCGACCAGGACTCTAAATCCATGTACGAAACCCTCCGTCTAACCAACGAAGCAGCCTATGCCATCTACTCCATGGCGCACATGCGCATGATGGCCGAAGAAAAGCTGCGCGAACTTGAGACTCCAACCGAGGAGTTCTGAACGCTCGCGCGTTCCGCGCTCGCGGTCGGTGCAACCAGTGATCCAATTAACAGGTACCAATATGAAACAGTTGCAATTACCACTAACAACTAACCACGCACAACGGATCACTCACAAACTACAACAAGCAATCCAATATGCTAAGGAG